TTGCTTCGGCTGGGGCCGTACACTCGGTACTTGCACAAGCGAATGCTCGCGCTACTCCCCCCGCACATATTCCTTTTCGGGGGCCAGACGCCAACTGCGTTGGATGATTGGTGCAAAAAATGGGCCATCCGCGGGGACGTCTTCACCAACGACTTCACCGCTTACGACCAGTCGTGCACGGGCGAAGCCTTGCAGTTTGAGATGGCGATGATGCGCTACTTCGGTTTCCCCGAGGATCTTGTCGCGTACTACTTCTGGCAGAAGACCACGTTGACGACCAACTTCGGGCCCAGCGCGGTGATGCGCTTCACCGGTGAACCCGGCACTTACATCTTCAATTCGCTGTTCAATCTGGCATACATGCTGTTGAAGTATCAGTGCGAGGATGTGCCCAGCATCTACTCTGGAGACGACAGCCTGCTCTTCAAAGTTCCAGCGCTCAACCCGGAGTGGGCGAAGTACGAGCCGATGTTCACCCTGGTCGGGAAAACCTTCATCACGGACCTCCCCGAGTGCTGCGGCTGGCTCTGCTACCCGGAGGGCATCGTGCGAGACCCGCTCGTCCTGGCGCTGAAGACCGTCTACAAGCGCAACCTCGGCGAGCTCGACCAGGTCCTGGACTCTTACTTCCTGGAGCACTTGCACGGCTACTACAAAGGCGACTTGATTTCGGACATCCTCACCCCCGAGCTCGTGGAAATGCACGCATGGTTCGGGAACTTCGCCCATTCACACTCATCCCTCGTCCGCAGTCTGTCACGGGTGCAACGCGAGGATCTCCAGGCGCACCTATTGCGCAACGTGCCCTTCGAGGCCAGAGAGGCGAGGCAGGCTCAGAGTAAGAGCCTATTAATGTATTTGCCTTACCTTTTCGGCTTAGATCCAACTACTCCAACCAACCATGGTCGCGAACGCGTTGTACTACACGACGCCCGAGCGGGCTACGTTCGCCATGAGCCTGAAACTCAAGGCTGGCAAGAACTTCGCGGCGGGAGTAGTGACGTTGCGCGGGGCGAAACACATCCTCGCCAGCCTCAACGGGGTCGCATGCGCGTGGGCCGAGCAGATCGGCGTCGACGTTGTGGACGTGAGCGAGAGTGCTCACATTTTCTACCTGGCTCTCGCACCGGCCGACTCCGTCGCACCCACAGCGCAGGAGTCCTTTTGGAACGTCCCCGGCCGAGTCTTGGCCTCCACTGGGAAGGACAGTCACCACGTGCGCCTCACGGCCACCAAAACGGCTGCCCTCTCCTACAAGGTGAAGGGTGGCTCGTTGGAAGACGCGCCCGTCGCAGTTGCCGTCATCGGCGTGCTGCGAAAGGAGACCGTGGCGGATCAGGAGTATCACTTCGGGTTCGACGTGACCTTCAAGCAGTCGGGAAAGGGCTTGGGCGACGCTCAGGACGGGACCGCGGAAGCCGCAACATAAATTTGCCTTCCGAGGTAGAGAGCGCTTGGGACTCGGCGTCGGATTGGTCCGACACGGTGACTCATCGTTCGTCCTCGAGTGTCGCGACGGAGCAGGCTGGAGAAGAATCCGAGGAAGAGGCGCCGGAGCCTGATCGTGAGAGTGAAGAGGCAGTTCCCCCC